AGGTTTTTGCATTCCTGTCATTCCTCCACTGTTTCTTCCCATATGACGAAAAGGACTGTTGTTTAATTTAAACATTTTATCTGACTTTTGCAAGTTAGCGTCCTGTCTTTCAACTCTTTTCTTATACCCGAGGTTAGATTGTTGCACTTTAGCAAAGGCTATCAAAGCTGCTAAAGACACTAGTCTATCCACGTTGACTCCGTCCGCATAGCCTTTCATCTCTTCCATGGCCATGATATCGGGAATCCTTTCTATACCATATCGTCTTTTTACGATAGTACCGTCCTCTTTTGTTTCATGCTCTATCTCCTCCTTCAAGAATTCGATAAGATAACTCAACAAATGGGCCTTAAACAATGTTCCTGTATTCTTCCATCCATACTCCTGGAACACGTTATCGTTAGACTTGGCATCTTTTAAGAACGTTATTTCGTTTTTTGGTACGAGATACTTATGCATTCTTTTTGCAATCATATGTCGTATGAACAAAGATATGTTATTTTCTATTATGGTACGCGCTTTATACCACTCAATAATTAACTCGAGTCTTTCATGAGTAAGATTGATGTCATCAAAACGACCAGTCCAGCACGCTACAATCTTGTCTCTTTCTATAAAGCTTTCTACATCTTCGCCGTCTTTTATCCTTGTAACCTCTACAGGGTTCTTGTAAACATAGATGGAACATAAAGATTCACTAGTTGTAGTCTTACCTTCAGACACAGGATCGACCGAAGCATAATAAGTTCCCCACTCAGCTTTTTCATCAGGACGTTCAAATACTTCTATAACCCCTGTCTTATCTTCCGTTTTTTTAGTTATTGGGAACTCACGTATAGGAAGATGACTGCTTGCCTTAGCCACTATTTTCCCTTCAGCATCCCTACTCAAGTCTAAGTATTCTATAGGATATTCTTTATCTTGAATACGTTGAGATTGTGCAGAAACTAAATGTTGAGGGAATACAGACACTGAACGGAAAGCAAAAGCTTCAGCCATATTCCTCGGTTTTTGAGAAACACGGAACTGATATATGTTAGGTTCTAGTAACTTTTTCCATTCTTCTCTTTGTTTATCCAAGGCCTCTTCAGCTTCTTTTACCAGAGAATTCCCGAAGTCATCGATGTAAGGAGGCATTGACCACTGTTCAGGTATGAACAATCCTGTCATAGCTACCGTGCCTTTATCGTCCATCAACTTGTTTTCTACGGGATAGATGTTACTTTCTTCAGGCTTATACATCATACTCTGAAGAGGCTTACACTGATCAAGCTCACCCACGGAACCTGCAGCAACGAAAAGACCGGTTGTAATCTCTCCTTCTTGTAAGGCAGGGAACAAGAACTCTACTGTTGTATCCATCTTAGGGGCGATACCTGCCTCCTCGTGAAAAAAGAATGTACAAGCTCCACCCACACCGTTTGTTGCATCTCTTTCGAACGTAGTAAGAGAAGCTACACCCTTTAGACCTTTCAAAGATATACGACCTTCTGAATCTTTTTCTTCAATTTGCTGTTGCCATAAACCTTCTCCACCTGGAGTAAAGTCACGATACCAGGCTGTGTTCTTGTTCAAGAATGAACGGTATTCATTCAAGAACTTCCAAGAACCTTTCAGGTTAACGAAGTCTTTATGAGAAGCTCCCATCTTAAGAATAGGACTCTCCTCAAACCATAGAAGATTTATAATCTTAGCACAGTGGAAATAAGAAGAAGCTATCTGACGTTTCTTTAAAATAGAACCATGTTTATAGTGCAACTCAGCCAGTAGTTCGTACATGGCCATATGGTACTGAACATCTCTCACTGCTGGGAAATCAAACTTTTTAGCAGCCTTATCGTAAATCTGTAGGAAGTTAATCCACATGTAATAATCTCTGGTCAGATACCAGCTTTTTCCTTTATTTTGATAAAGAGCTCCGAAACGACACTTAGCTTTTTCACCATCCCAATAGGTAATAAAGTCCTTGCTTCTGTTAGGCGCCGTACAGAATATCTTGTCTCTTCTGAACTTGATGGCCTGAGAGTTAAACTCAAAAGCTGTTTCATCAAACTCGTATTCACCAGGCTCTTTGAAAAGAGTAAGTATGAACAATCTAAAATCTTCTCTTGTAGCAAAAGATGTAGTTGTCCAAACACCATTGTCCCATGTAGGGACTGTTATAAAATCGTCTTTCATAGAAATAAGTTACTGTATACTACTCGGCGCCAACCGGCTTTTATAAAAATAAGTTCAGCTCGCCATGTTTCCACAGCAAGCCACCATAGTATTATAAATGTTGTCTTTTTCATTATGATTGGTCATAAGCTCCCATACTACCACCACGTCGTGTACTCTTTTGCTCATCTTGCAGATCTCGAGCTACACCTTTAAAGGAATTCCTTATAGCATCGAACTTAGCTGCGGCATTAATGATCGAGGTTAAGTTACCATCTCGACCGTGGGAGATATCTGTATCGTGCATGTACTTAGCTAACCTATCCATCATTCGAGCTATCCCTTTATACGCGCGCATTGTAGCCGTTTCATAAAGCTGCTCGCATTTATCCTTAGCTAAAATAATCATATCATCTTCTGTAGAGAAGTCCGCGTCGATATCGTTTAAGATAGTCTCTTCCTTCTCATCTTCTGGAAGATTGAAATAAGGATTAAGCTTTGGATTTGGACAACTCATGTAGAACAGATACATGTAGATTTTTAGGTAGTTAGTCGGATAATTGTCGATTATGTTCTTTAAATATGTTATCGTATAACAATGTGCTGTTGGCACAAGAACTCCGTTTTCTATAGTAAATAGCTCTATCATTTAGTTTTTTTTACAAGGTTTTTTCTGTTATCGTGTAACCAGTTTATCATACTGATTACCTCTGATTTTAAATAAGGTACCTCGTAAGGAACAAGTTCTTTTACGATAGGTTCTCCTTGAAGGTTTCTTTTAGCAATAGGGTATCCATATTCATCAACACCTTCTTCTTCGAAGATAATATGATGAAGAGTAAGCTTGCCTGGCTTCAGGTTGTGATTGTGTTTAATAATCATGTACATGTATACACTCAGCTGTACAGCATAATGATTAAAGCTGCAGTCATCTAAATGCGATAAAGGACCTGTCATCTTTTGAACAACACCTTGCCAGTTAGTAAAACCTACTTTCTTGATTTCTTTGTTAGTCTTATAATCGATAATATCAACGATGTTCTTTACTACTTCAACTCTATCGGACTGTCCGCAGATGCCTGCAGATTTCAAGAAAGCAAAATGCTCAGGATATATTCCTTCAGTAAGTTTTTGGTCAGGAGCCATTTTAACTTCTCCGTTGTATAATGGTTTAATGATAGGAAGATGCACACCAGATCTCTCTAAAGTAAGAGATGCTGTTAACTCAACCTCTCGTTCGTTATGAAACCATGTACCTAAGTCAGTCGCTCGCTTAGCTTCATTTTCCCATACTTCGCGAATCTTAGCAGGATCCATTCCGAACCACTTAGATTTTTTGCTTTTGCATACCTTTTCTGATACTGCAACAGCATCAAACTTAGGTTTAAATAAACCTACCAGGCTTGTTACACTCATCCATTCAGTGATGTCTAAAGGATCGGTGCTTGTGTAACTGTGATTGCGGGCTTGGAATTGTACAGACATTTTTCTATTTGTTTGGTTTGTAAAAAAGGTAATGATTTCTGTGCTATTATATATTTAGCTAGTTCAAAGTTTTCACGGTCTTTAGAGCTTATCATATCCTCAAGTCTTTGTGCTTCTTCTTCCATGATAGCTTTCTTTTCTTTTAAAAAAACAACTTGTTCTCTAGCATTACTTATTTCGAAGACATAATGTATATTTTCCATACCTTCTTTTCCTGTATAGAGAACCCTTTCTCTTTGAGGAGGCCTGCTTAAAGCAAGGGCTTCTAAAGCTTTTCTGAAAGCTTCAAGAGTAAACTCATCCTTTATCTGGGTCATAGTTAATATCGTTATAAAGTTTATCTTCTTCTGCTTGGTCTAATATTGCTTCCCATCTTGGCCCGTCTGGATGAGGACACTCGCTAGAAAGCGAACGAGTCTTAAGGGATAACTTACACCCGCATTCTCCACAGCATGGAGCTGTACCTGGAATCATACACTTATCACCTTTAATATCCAAGATAGGACATGTTAAACATATGTCCATTCTTTTTCTCGCAATGTTTTCTATCTCCTGTTTTTTCACTAAAGAGTTAGTAACACCTTCAAGAATCTGTTTTCTACTCTCCCATATTTTTTTTAAGCTCATCTTCTTTTTCTTTTGCTATTTGGTTTAGTCTTTCGATTTCTTCTTCCTTCATCACTATGCACGCTTCGATGCTCTCTATTCTGTCTTTAAGCATCTTGGTTATTCTGTGATTCTTAAACGTCTGCTCTTGGTTAGAATACTTTGCTAAAGCCTTCTTATAAATCTCAAGCTTTTCTTTTCCTTTAGCTAGACGGAACTCAAAGATACCGAAGTTGTTTATTGCTATAGCAGGAGCCTTTAAAGCTGATGTTGTGACTCTCACTTCTTTCCAGTAAAAATCTACACAGTCTCTTATTAGAGAAGGTTCCTTCTGAAGCATCTCAGCTACTTTAGGGATCAAATCCTTATACTTACGCGATGGCACTATATCCGAATTTTACGTTATACACAATGTTTCCTTCATGATGCACAGATAGGCCCTCAGCTAAGTGCAGAATCTTTTTGTTCTTTCCTTCTTTTACAACAAGACCTAGTTTTTCTAACTTAGCTAAACAGTTTCTAGCTGTTTGACAGCTTTTGAAAATGTTGTTTTCAGCAACCTTGTTACAAAACTCAGTGATTTCAGCAGGTCT